TAATCTGTTAAAACGTGAATTGAAACGACTTTTAAGAGAATGCAAACAGATAGAAAGCGAATGTAAGGGCGCACTCGAAAAATTATGTGTCTCAGTAGTCACAGACATATTCAATATACCTCAAGGCGCATTAAACATACACGCAGCATTGGTCGACAAAGTGGATAGCGGTTCACAAAGAATGATACCGGAAGATAGCGTCGATTTCACTTTCGACAATATCGAGGATATGCGAAATCTCACAGGCGAAGTACACAAACGAAGATTGTTAAACGCATTAATAACAGGCGCGTCAATAACAATCGCGGGACACATTTCAAAATATGCCGGAGAACTGTTTGACATAAACCCGGATTTACCGTCAATGTATAAGCGAATAATGGCGTATAATGAAATGCTGTCGTTCGTTGAAGAAGACTCGATAACATCTGAAGACCAAGCAAGCGACGGCGGAAAAGTAGACGTATCATTGGGAGACCCGAATTCGGCCGTAAGGATAGAAGCGGAAGGCGTTATATTTCCAATCTTGCTTGAAGAAACTATCAGGGGAATACTTGAGTTAGCGATTTCACACGGATTGCCAAAAGAGAAAGAAAAGGCAATGTATGTAGTAGGGAAATCTGACTTCAAACTTGCCGAATTATGGGACATGCGTTTTGGTATCCCATTATGGGAAATTCTTAACGCTCAGTTGAAGGACGATGTAGAAAGTAATTTTCTTCTTATGGAACTTTCAAAATTGCCGGTTAACGCCTTTAATAACAGCATGGCAGAAATTTTTGCGAAGACAAAAGAAGGGCAGCAAACACTTGAGGACATCATCAGCGACATCAAGCGTTCAAAGGAAAAAGACGAATTTGACGACTTTATGTCAATTCAACAGAAACGCCACCAAATGGACGACGAGTTCTTCACGCCAGATGAACTTATAACAGATGACTTAGATTGAAATGAATTATAGGGAAGAATATCTCAAATGTTTAAATGATAAAACAAGGAAATATTTTATCGAACATTATCTTTCGACGTTCAATGCGGATGAGCGAAAGGAGACCCCGTTTATACTCTTTCCAAGACAAATTGAACTGTTAAAGAGTTTCGTAAACTATTCAAATTCAATTGCAATTAAACACCGTCAGGCCGGTATCACTACTGTAGCAAGTGCGTGGATAACAGGACAATGCGTATTCGCTTCAAAACAATCACCTGAAACTGTATTGTGCATCGGAAACAAACTCGATATATCTGAACAACTTATAGAAAAAATCGGTAATTTCCTAGACCAAGTCCCAAGATGGTTTTGGGGCAAGGACTATTTTTCTCCAGACCCGGATAGCCCAAAAAACACCAAGTCAATCTACAAGGCAAGGAACAAACAGCGCATTGAATTGTTCAACGGTTGTAAGATATATGCGAGGTCTTCAGGCGAACACGCTGCACGTGGTATATCGGCGGTTTCAATTCTCGTATTCGACGAGTGCGCGTTTATCCAAAACGGAGTGTCTGTTTATTCTGCGGCAGTCGCTGCAACGTCTTCTGTAAAAGACGCTAAGATATTGATGATTTCAACGCCAAACGGTAAAGACCAACTGTATTACCGTACATATTCAAAGGCGTTGAAAGGTGAAAACAACTACCATCCTGTAGAATTCAAATGGTTTCAGGACTTAAGGTATAACAGAAATCTCAGATGGTACAGGAAAAACCCCGATACAGGTGAAATTGAATGGGACGTAGACACCGTTATTGACAGCAAGGGCGGCATAAAATACGACGAGGAAAGATGGAAAAAACTTGAACAGGATGGATGGACACCAACATCCCCGTGGTTCGAGGAAATGTGTCACTCGTTTAACAACGATGAACAGAAAATCGCCCAAGAGTTGGAAGTCTCATTCCTTGGTTCTTCGGATAACGTTATTTCACCTGAAACAATCGAAATGCAGTTGAAACAAAATGTAATACAACTGCCTGAAGATTGGGAACTTAAAGATGAATTTGTTCATGAAACTTGGATATGGCAAGACCCAATACCGGGGCATAGGTACATATGCGCCGTAGACCCGTCATCAGGAGCGGCTGACGATAGAACTGCCATTGAAATATTCGACGTTGACGCGATTGACGAAAATGGATACCCATATGTAAATCAGGTACTTGAGTATTACGGAAAAAGAACAGGCGACGAAATTGGAGAGATGGTATTCCAATACGCATCATCATTCAACAACGCATTGGTTGTTGTAGAGTGCATTGGCGGTTATGGTGACGCTACAGTTCTTACGTTGCAGCGTATGGGTTATGACAACCTTTATTATGAGCAGCCGCAACTTAAGAGTTATACGATTGAAAGGGCTTATTCAAAATTCAACCTCAAGTACGGTGATATGCTTCCCGGTTTCCGCAACAACGGTCTTCGTATGCAAATGATTCAATCATTCGTAACTGCCGTTAAAGAAAACACATTCAGAATCCGTTCTATGAGAGTAATCACAGAAATGGAAACTTGGGTATGGAAAAACGGAAGACCTGACCATATGGACGGTATGCACGATGATACACTTACCTGTCTGTCAATGGGAATATTCATTATGCAGTATTTCATGCTTCGTAATGAAAAGACAAGGGAAATGGATATGTCGATTGTCAAATCGTGGAGGGTTAACAATAGTTACACTACAGACAGCAGGTCTATGAAACTGCAAGACAAGGTGAATATGAAAGAAAACACAGTATTCCCATTCTACAGTTCTAGACAGATGGAGGATGACAGAAAACGGCGTCTTAACGCCATGCTACTTCTTGGTGGGTACAGACGGCAATAACTTGATAAGTAAGCAGAAAACGCATTTATAAAGTACAAGACATTATAAAAGATATTATGCCAAGACCGACAATATTCCAAAGATTAACAAATGTTTTTACCGGTTCGACGCCACAGACGACACACACCGGTAACATCAATTCATATGGAATCAGCAATGACGCCATATTATACAGGACAAAGGACAGAGATGATTTTTTGTCCAAATCGTTAGAGTTCAAGCAGGACAGATACTTAGCAAAGCAATGGAGAAGAAGTCAACTTGACATCGAAAACCGCGCTTTGGCTTCACTTAACGAGGTAAAGATGATGTATCGCGATGCTGACCTTATGGATACATTCCCAGAAATTGGTGCAGCACTCGACATATTTTCTGAAGAAGCGTGTATCGTTAAGAACAACGGATTCATGGTGAATGTAACATCGAAGTCACCAAGAATCAAGGCTATTCTGCAAGACCTTCTCGTTAACCGCCTGTCTATACACGTCACACTTCCGATGATTTGCCGTTCAATGTGTAAGTACGGAAATACGTTTATGCTGCTTAACGTGAGTAAAGAAAACGGAATTACAGGTTGGAAACAGTTACCTGTTTATGAGATTGAGCGTTATGAAAGCGGTATGGAAAACCCATACGCGTCAGCATTTAAACGAGTTACGGATGATGACCTTAACAAACCGGGAACTACTAAATTCGTGTGGGTCGGAGCGACAAATGACATATCCGCATATATGAATTGGCAGATTGCACACTTCAGACTATTATATGATTCATTATTACTTCCTTATGGCGTATCCGCACTTAACAAAGCGAGAAGGCATTTCAGAATGCTATCTATGATGGAAGATATGATGTTGATTTACAGACTTGAACGTTCTATAGAACGTCGTGTTTTCAAAATCAACGTAGGAACTATGAATCCCGCTGATGTGCCAGCGTATGTTGATACTGTGGCTGATAACTTTAAGAGAACCCCAATCGTAGACCCACTTACAGGGCAACTCGATTTGAGAAAGAATCTGCTTAACGTATCAGAAGACTTTTTCATTCCTGTTCGAGACGAAAATGCACCAAACCCAATCGATACATTGCAGGGCGCACAGAACATGACGGCGATGGATGACATCAAATATGTTCAGAATAAGGTGTTTACCGCATTGCGTGTTCCGAAGACGTTCCTTAACTACGAAGAAAGCCAAGGCGATGGAAAGAATCTTTCAATGATGGACGTGCGTTTTACTAGGAC